AGGATTTGAACGAGCGGGAAAAATGGCTCCTATCCGAATTGGCCAAATTCGGCGAAGTGGGAGCCGGATTTAATCCGATAAATTTAGTGGAATTTGGAGAGCCGTTATGAGCGAGGGCGGCTCTTTTTCTTTTTTGGACCGGGTGATCAATTATTTTGCTCCCATCCGGGGGGCGCGGCGCCAGGCGGCCCGGTTGGCTTTGTCAGCCGTTGCAGATTTTCGGGGAGCTGATACCTCCCGCCTGCGGGCTAACTGGCTGTTGGGCCGCGCAAGCACCACTCCCGCCTCCTACACGTTAGAGATTTTGCGTAACCGGGCCCGGGACCTGAACCGCAACGATGCCGTGGCCAGCGGCGCCACTGATACGCTGGGGCAGAATATTGTCGGACGGGGGCTGCAGCCGCAATCACGGATGCGAGCAAAAATATTGGGAATCTCTGAAGAGCGGGTTAGGGAGTTGCAACGCCAGGTGGAATATATCTGGGAGATGTGGGCGCCCCTGGCCGATGCTGGGGACCGGCTAAGTTTTGATGATCTGCAATTTCTGGCTCTGCGCAAAATTGTGGAGGACGGGGAGATTTTAGCTTTACCGGTTATGGCTGACGAATCTTGGCGGCCTATTTCCCGAGTGGTGGAATTGCTGGAGGGAGACCGTCTGGCGCCGCAGTCCGGGAAAACCGTGACGGCCATGGACACCGGGGTTGAATTGGGCCGCCGCGGGCAGCCGCTGGCCTATTGGATTTCCCGGGTGGATTATGCTGGGCAGGGATCGTCAACTATAGCCACTGGCCCAGCCGAGCGGATAGCGGCCCGGGATGAGGCCGGTCGGCCCCGGGTATTACATATTTTCCGGAGTTTACGTCCCGGCCAGGTGCGGGGCATCCCCTATTTTGCACCGGTGCTGACCTACTTCAAGGACCTGACAGATTACCTGGACGCCGAATTGGTGGCCGCGAAAGTGGCGGCCTGCCTGGCAGTATTCGTCACTAAAACTGATCCGCAGTTTGCCGCTTTTGCCTCGGCCAGCCGCACTGAAACCGAGACTGGCATCGACCGGCGGGTGCAGACGGTGGAGCCGGGCATGGTTTCCTATCTGAGTTTGGGAGAGGATATCAAGGTGGTGGACCCGAAGCGGGGTGGGGAAACCTTTTCCAGTTTCGTGGAGGGCATCCTGCGGATGATCGGCATTGCGCTTGGGCTGCCCTACGAGCTGCTGGCCAAAGATTTTAGCAAGACGAATTATTCCAGTGCTAGAGCCTCGCTTTTAGAGGGGCGGCGGATGTTTGCAAACTGGCGTGCCTGGTTCGCCGCCCGATTCTGTCAGCCGCTATGGGAATTGGTTCTAGAGGAAGGTTATCTCCGGGGGTTGTTTGACGCTCCGGATTTTTACCGATTCAAAAGCGAGTATCTGCGAGCGGCCTGGATCGGCGGCGGTTGGGGCTGGGTGGATCCGGTGAAGGAGGTCCAGGCCAGCAAGCTGGCCATCGACTACGGCCTGTCAACCCAGGCGGACGAGGCGGCGGGCCAGGGCCGGGATTGGGAAGAGGTTTTTGAACAGCGCCGGCGGGAGCAGGATAAAGCCCAGGAGTTAGGATTGACTTTTCCTGTGACCGGGGCGCCGAAGCAAGCTGTTGGCGCCACAGGAGGAAATGACAGCGATGCCGGCCTTTAAGAGTCACAAAACGGCGATTTCGGATGGGGCCTGGGATGGCCCGGTCCAGAAAACCCGGGTCAAAACCGGCCGGAAACGGGCCTATTACGGCAGGATTTATGCCTGGTTCGATCCGGATGGGGAGGAGGGCGTCAAAGGGACCTACAAATTTATCCATCATGAAGTGGGAGAGGATGGCACGCCCGGCCCGGCCAACCTGACGGCCTGTTCCACCGGCATCGGAGTGCTGAACGGCGGGCGGGGCGGCACCACCATTCCGGCTGCGGACCGTCGGGGAGTCTGGACGCACCTGGCCGCCCACCTGCAGGACGCCGATAAGGAGGCGCCGCCCTTGCAGTCTCTGGTCGGTGGCGATTATCCCCAGGTGTTCGAGGCTCTGCAGGACCGGGCCTGGGCCGTGCATCCGGCCAAGTTGGTGGAAATCAACGCCTTTGTAGAAAATTTGCTGGACGGCGGCCCGTTTCCGGCCCGGGCCGCGGCGGGGCGCTCCGGCGCCCGGGCCGCCGACGCGCCCTATGAGGCGGTGGATGGCGTGGCGGTGCTCCCGATCATGGGAGTGCTGGCCAAACGCATGAACTTGCTCACGGATATGAGCGGCGGCACCAGTTACGAGCTCCTGGGCAAACAGTTTGACGCGGCCCTGGCCGATCCCAACATCACCGCCATCCTGCTGGATATTGATTCGCCCGGGGGCACGGTGGACGGGGTGAAACCGCTGGCGGACCGGATTTTTGCGGCTCGCCAGGTCAAACCCGTGGTGGCTTATGGCGATGGCCTGATGGCTTCCGCGGCCTACTGGCTGGGTTCGGCGGCGAATTGGGTCATGGCCGGGGATACGGCCCTGGTGGGATCCATCGGGGTGGCGGCGATGCACTATGACCGGTCCGGGGCCGATGCGCAGCGGGGTGTGAAACGCACTGTCATTTCCTCGGGGAAGTTCAAACGCCTGGCCAGCGATACCGAACCGTTAAGCGCCGAGGGTCTGCAATATCTGCAGGAAATCTCGGACACCTACTACCAGATATTTCTGGAGGCGGTGGGCCGGCAGCGGGGCGGTATCACGGCGCTGCAGGTGCACGAGCACATGGCGGATGGGCGGGAGTTTGTAGGCCGGCAGGCTCTGGATAAAGGATTGCTGGACGGCATCGGCACGAAAGCCCAAGCGATCGCGAAGGCGCGCCGGCTGGGCCGGAAAAACCAAACAGGAGGAAAAGATATGGATTTGAAAACCTTACAGGCGCAGCATCCGGAGGTATTCGAGGAGATCAAGGCCCTGGGCGCGTCTGAAGCGGCTGAGGTCCTGCGGGCTGAAGGCTGGCAGAACGGCCTGGAGGCCGAACGGATCCGGGTGTTGAAGATTTTGCGGGCCGGGGGCAAGGCTGACCTGACCTTGGCCGCCGTGGAGCAGGGTGACGCGCCGGAAGCGGCCCTGGAAAAATTTCTCCAGGCCGAACGCGACAACCGAAATCTGGAGCTGGAGAAAATGAAACAGGCGGCGCCCGGCAGCATGGGCCAGCAGGCTATGGGCGGCAGCGAAACTTTTGAAACTAGAGTGGCGGGATTGTTGGCTCAAGGCCAAGCCAAAACCCGGGGCGAGGCCATCCGGATAGTGGCCCGCCAATGGCCGGAACTGCATCAGGACTATATCGACCGTCAAAATTCGGTTAAATAACCGGCGGTCAAGAAAATAGGAGGAAATTATGTGGACTGAGGATGTTAGAACTTTTACGGCCAACGGGGCTCTGGCGGCTAACCGGCGGGTGAAGGTGTCCGGGGCCACCACCACCACCCCGCCCCAGGTGGAATATGCCGGCGCTGCGGAATATGGCGTGGGGATTACTCTCCATGCCGCCGCGGATGGAGCGGCGGTAGCCGTCAAACTGTGGAACAGTTCCGGTACTTTCCAAATTGAGGCCAATGGAGGGATCGCTAAAGCCGCCAGTCTGTACGGCACCGCCAATGGCCGGGTGGATGACGCCGGCACTGGCACCATTCAGTTTATCGCGCTGCAGGCGGCCAGCGGCGCCGGCTCTGTGATTGAGTGCGCCATCAATCCCTATCTGGCTACGGCGGCGGGATCAGTATCCATTACCGATGCCGGCAGCCTGATCACGGCCACGGAGGTGGAGGGCGCTTTGGCGGAAATCATGACCGGCATTAAGACCGCGCAATATACTATCCCTCCAGTGGCAATGCGCCTGGAAACCGGCGCTGCCATTGCGGCTTTTTCCGACGGCGTGGCTGACGGTTGGACGCAACTGTCTAACAAAACCATGGCCCTGCGTTGGAATAACGGCGGCACCCCCACTGACCTGATGGCGGTGTTTGTATTGCCTCAGGACCTAGATGATGCGGCCGATGTGGTGGTGCATCTCCTGGGGGCCATTGTCAAGGCTGGCGGCGCGGAGGTGGATTCGCCAGTATTCACGGTGGAAGCTTATTTTGAAACAGCTGGGGCGAATCCGGCAGCGGATACCGACTGCGGTGGCGAATCCGGCGAATTTCTGACGGCGGCAGCGGCGGTCTGGCAGGAAAAAACCCTGGCCATTGCGGGGGCGGATGTACCGGCGGCGCCCACAGCTTTAACCCTGGTTTTCCATCCCAAGGATGGGCAGTTGGACACGGACGATTTCGTCCTGATGCCTCCCTGGCTGGAAATTACCCGGCAATGCCTAACCTCTTAACCAGCTCTGAGCAAAAGGAGGATTGATCATGCCCAGACCGTCTTCGTCAACTACCATCCAGCGCCCGGATTTAGGGGAGCTGGCCTATGAAGCCATCATGGGCGCCGGGGCCCAGGGATTTGTTGCGGATGAAGTGCTGCCGGTGTTTGAGACCGTGGAGCAATCCGGCGATTATCCGAAGATCAAAGTGGAGCAGTTCCTGAAGGTGCAGGATACGAAACGAGCGCCCCGGGCTGGGTATCCCCGGGATGACTATGAATTCGATACCGGCACCTATTCCTGCCAGGATCACGGCTACGAGGAGCCGCTGGATGACGTGGAAGCCCGGATGTACCGGCGCTTTTTCGACGCCGAGGAAGTGGCGGTGATACGCGCCACCGATAAAATTCTGCGCGCCCGGGAGGCCCGGGTGGCCGCGGCGGTGTTCGATCCGAGCGTGATTACCCTGACTTCCGCGGTGGCTACGGAATGGAGCACGCTGGCCACTTGCACGCCCAAGGCCGATATCAAAACCGCCCTTGACGGGTTGCGGTCCGGGCGGGGAATTATGCCCAATGCCGCGGTGATGTCCTGGAAGGTTTTTCAGAACGTGCTCATGAGCGCCGAGCTGAAAAGCTATCTGCAATATACCTCACCGCATCTGATTGAAACCGAGCAGGCCCAGAAAGACATGCTGGCTAAATATTTCGGGGTGGATCGGATCGTTGTGGGCGGCGCCATTTACGATTCGGCCAACAAGGGCCAGGCGGCCAGCCTGACGGAAATCTGGGACGATGAATATGTCCTGGTGGCCCGTCTGGCGGTCCGGGCCCGGGATTTACGGGAACCGTGCCTGGGCCGGACGTTTCTATGGACCGGCGATTCGCCGCAGATGCTGGTGACCGAACAATACCGGGAGGAGCAGAGCCGAAGCAATATCTACCGGGTGCGCCATAACGTGGCAGAGGCCTTTGTTTTCACCGGCGCCGGGTATTTGCTGAGCAATATCACGGCGTAATCGGCCACCAGGGAGTCAGAATATGAGTTCCTTCGGTGATCAAGGCGTTCTTGGCCTGTCCGCACTGGTCCCCAGAAATTTTGAGAAGTTGACGGTTTATGATGTTCCTGTGGGGATCAGTGAGGACAAATATTTTTCCAGAGGAATAAGCATGGCGACTATTAAAATCAGTAAACTAAGTAAAGTCGGTGACCTGCTGATCGCAGAAGGCACTGTGAACGATGTGCCCGTCAAGTCTGAGGGCTGGATGAGCGCCATGACCGGGAAAACCAAGCCCCAGAAAACCACCTATGTGGAGTCGCTGCTCTCCGGGGCGGCGCCGCCGGAGCCGGTGGACGTGGTGTTGTAGGGATATGACTTTACGCGACCAGATTCTGCTGGATGCCGACTATGCCTGGTTTGACCTGGACGGCCTGGCCCAGGAGGTGGTCTATACCGTGGCGGCCACTGGCGCCTCCCAGACTATTGCGGCGCTCGTAACCTACGGGGAAGCCCCCAGCGCAGACCGGGTGGCCTCCCATTTCGTCCGGGACGGCCTTACTGCCATTGTCCAGGCCGCGGACGTGGCCTCCCCGGCGCCGGGGGATACGGTGATGGTGGATGGTCAGGATTGGAAAGTGCGGCGGCGGGCAGGCAACGGCTTCCATTGGGTTTTGGATTGTTACCGGCAGCCCAGAGTCAAGGTGCACAGCACATGAAAATTGAACTGGACGACCGGGCCACGCCGTTTCTCATAAAGACCGGCAAACTAGTGCCCAAAGCCACGGCCGGGGGCATCAAGGCCGCGGCCTTTCAACTGCGCCAGCGCATCAAAGAGGGTATGCTGGCCGAAGCCCCGGGCGGCCAGCGCTGGCCGTCTCTGCATCCCTGGACGAAATACAAGGTTTTCCAACAGGCCGCCAAAAAGCGGTTTGCGGCCCTGGCCAAGGGGCGCACAGTGAAACCCATGACGAAATTCTCCATCATAGGCGGCAAGGAGAGCGCTTTGCGGCGTTTGGCCTACGCGGCCAGATACAAATTTTACCAGGATACCTTTGAGAGCGGTGCGGCTCAGAGCAAGGCCCGCATCGGCTTTTTAACGCCGTCGGCCCGGCGCCTGGCGGAGTACCACGCCGCGGGGCCGCATCAGGTGGCCGTCACCGCCAAAATGCGGCGCAAGATTTTTGCCGTGGGGCTGGGTATCCGGGCCGCGGCCATCCGCATTCCCCAACGGGCCCACGTGGAGCTCGTATATCGGGCCAACGAATGGCGGGTGGTGAAATTTTTGCGTTCCCGGATTTATGCGGCCATCGCCGGGCAGGATCCCAAGCAGGTGGAATTTTAGGCCGTGAATTACACCTTTGGCGATTACGAACAGGCGCTGCTCCGGAGCCTGGCCCCCATGCTGGCGGCCAACGGCGGCGTGCTCCAGGAGTTAGCCGGCTACTCCGGCCAGTTTGAAGAGGACGAGGCGTTTCAATTCTGGTTGGCGCAGTTTCCCGCCGCGGCTGTGGCCATCACCGCCGCGGCTTATCCGGAGGAGGGCCGCACCACGCAGTTTTGGCGACAGGATATCACGGCCTTGATTTACCTGGGAGCCAATGGCTGGCGAGATGAAAATGGCGTGTACCAGCTCATGGACCAGGCCCGGCGGCTGCTCCTGGGGAAGGACGCGGGGTTGGAAATTCGGCCCATTGACATTGTGGGCGAGGAAATTATTTATGAGGAGTTCGAGGCGGTGGTGGCCATCCAGGAATACCGCCTGATCAACGACCGCATCAGTGAGGTCATGGCCTAGAAGGAGGAGGATATGCCAACGAATCTGACCGCCAAGGTGCAACTGGCGCTCTACCACAAACTTACGAATCCCGTGGATTTGACCACGCCGGTGGATGAGCTGTCCTACGCGCCGCAAAAAAATTATGCCAACGGCACCGGTTCCGGCCAGGCGGACCTGGTCTGGCACGACAAAATCACCGTGGCCGGCAGCGGCTCCCAAGACATCGATCTGTCCGGCACCTTGACGAATGCCTTGGGGGTATCTTGCGTATTCGCCAAGGTGAAGGAAATCTTCATCGAAAATTTGAGCGCCACCAAGACCCTGACGATCTTTGGCGACGCCAACAGCGTCGGTATTCTGGGGGCGGCGGTCCAGACCCTGATTCTGAAGCCATCTGGGAAATTATATCTGAGCGCGCCTTTGGATGGCTATACGGTGACGGCCGCCACCGGCGATATTTTGCAGATCGCCAATGAAGCCGGGGCCAGCGCTGATGTGAACGTCTGGATTGTCGGCACCAGCACTTAACAGGGGGAATGACCATGCCTTTACCTCTCCTGACCCGCAAGATCGGCCTGCTGGCCGAAATCGAAGGGACCTACGGGGTGGATCCCGTGCCGACGGGTACGGACAACGCCGTGTTGGCGCAGAACCTGGTGGTGGGTCCGACTTATGACGTGATCGAGCGCCGGAATGTGGCCCTGCCGGACCTGTCACTGTTGCCGCACCTGATCGGGCGCTACTGGTGCGAGATAACCTTTGATGTGGAGCTCAAGGGCGCGGCCGGGGATCCGGATGACCCGCCGGACTTCGGGCCGCTGCTCCGGGCCTGCTCCATGAGCCAGACCATCAACGGCGGCACCAGCGTGGTGTATGCTCCGGAGAGCAGCACGCAGGAATCCGTGACCATCTATGCCAACCGGGACGGAATTCTGCATAAACTGGTGGGCTGCATGGGCGACTGGAGTCTGGCCGGGGCAGTAGGTCAGCCGGCTTTGTTCAGCTTCTCGTTCAAAGGCAAGTTGGCCGGCGTTCTGGACACCGCCATGCCCGCCATGACCTATCTCAATCTGAATCCGCCCCTGATCCTGAGCGCCGGCTTTTTATATGATTCCTGGGACGTGCCGGTAAGCAAATTCACTATAGCTCTCAAAAACGAGGTGGCCGAACGGGAGGACGTGCGGGAGGCCAGCGGGCTGCTGGGATTTTTCATCGGCAGCCGGGCGCCGGAGGCCTCCTGGGATCCTGAAGTCCAGACCCTGGCCAGCCGGGATGTCTGGGCCAACCTGGCTGCGGCCAATGAAGGCGCCCTGGCCGTCACTATCGGCAGCGTGGCCGGTAACCAGGTGGCCATCGCCGCGCCTAAATGCGTCAAGAAAAAAGCAGCTTATGGTGACCGGGGCGGCAAGCTGATTTATGACCTGGATTTCGGTCTATACCGCACCAGTGGGAATGATGAAATCACCCTGACCTTTTCGTGAGGAATCATGATCCGTAAAGAAATTCAGACGCCGGATGGCCCTATCATGATCAGGGGCTTGAAACATGGGGAGATCAAGCGGCTGCGGGCGGAGGGCATCGATCTCAGCCAGCAGCTTGAGGGCGAGGCCCTGGAGCGGGCCACGGAAAGGGTGGTGGGCTTGGTGTTGGACGTCACTCCCGAGCAGGTGGATGAGCTGATTGCCGGCACCCTGCTGATGGCATTCGGCGAAACCGTGAATCTGACCTACCTGCGGGAGGAGTCCGCAAAAAACTGAGGCTGGCGGTGGGGCTGTGGCAGGCGGAAGCCCTGCACAACTGCCGCCACTGCCGGGCCCAGGGCCTGCAACAGCACCGGGGCTGCCCGGAATTGGGGGCGGCGCATCCGGGTCACGAATACCTGCTGGACGGCGAGATCGTCCGGCACTGTCTGGTTTCCAGGGTGACGCCGGCTTCCCTGGAATGGCTTAATCTTTACAGCTACGTGAACGTCGGGCTGCTCCCTGAGACCGGGGGGCTGAATGATCAATATGAAATCGACTTGATGGCGTTCATGGTGATCGGCGGGGAAATGGCCGCGCTGCAGGCGGCCCAACGAGAGAGGAAGCATGGCCGATAACCGGGTGGAAATTCTGCTCAAGGCCAAGGATGAGCTGACCCGCAGTCTCAACCAGGCCACCGCGGAGTTGAAAAAAATGCGGGAGGCCACGGCCCAGGCCGGCAAAGTAGTGGAGGAGGCCGGGGCCGCCCATGAGTCCCTGGGATCGTCTCTGGCCAAAACTATCGGGGTTTATGCCCTGCTGACCGCCGCGGCCTATAAGGCCGGGCAGGCCATGGTATTCGGTTTCAAAGAGGCTATCAAGGCCAACGAAGAGTTTGAGATGCAGAGCATTAAGATCGGCGTGGGGCTGACTAACATGACGGAGGGCCACGGCGGTCTGTGGAAAGACGTTTTTGAGGCCAACCGCCAGTATGCCGGGGAGATGTACGAGGCCATCCGCCGGGAGGATGAGAAAGCAGCTTCCTCCGCCCAGGACATGATGGGGGTCTATAACGCCCTGGTGCAGCAGGGTTATGCCGTGCGCCTGGATGAGGTGGCGGCCCTGCGAATCATTACTGACAAAATCTGGATGGCCACCCAGGGACAAAATTTTCAGGTGCAACAGAACCAGGAGATCCGGGCCTTGATGCAGGGCCAGGCCGATGCTCATTCGGCCATTGCCATGGAATTGAAAACCCGCCTGGGGCCGGCCTGGGCCGAAATTGTTCAGGAACATAAAAAAGCCGGGGATCTGCTGAAATGGATGGCGGAGCTCTGGCCGGGAATTGAAGTGGCGTCAGAGCGCGTGAGCCAGACCCTCCAGGCGCAGACCACCACATTGCAGGGAAATTTAAAATATCTGGCCCAGGAGGGCATGAAGGGGGCGTATGACGATATCGTCGGCCTGGTCAAAAGCATCAATGACTATTTGCGAGAGCATGCCGAAGAGTTGGCCGTGAAGCTCCGGAATGCCTGGGCCGATATCCGGGAGATCTTGGGCGGAATTTACGCGGCCCTGCAGGGTATCAATGATCTGCTGACGGTGATGCTGGCCCCCATGCGAGCCTTGGTGGAAGCGGCCAAGGAATTATCCCGGGCCCTGCAGATTGACGAGCAGAATTTCCAAATGCTTAGGGCATTTTTACGTGGCGACCTGGCCAAGGCCCAGGCCTCGGCCGCAGAGCGCTACCGTCTGGAGCACGGGGGGCGGGGATTGAGCCCCTTTATGGATGAGCGGGGCCGGATCCGGATCACTCCGGAAATCCTGGCTGGCCGTTATGCTGAGAATTTGCCGAAACTGACCATTCCGGGGTTGTCTTTGGAGCAGTTGCGGGAATCTCTGGGGTTGAAGACCAGGCAACCGCCGGGGCCGGAAAAGCCGGAGGGCGCCGGCGCCGGAGTGGATGTTGATAAAGAGTTGGAGGATGCCCGCCAGGAAACGGAAAAAGCCCGCCTGGAGGCGCTCAGGGCGGCAAATGAAGCCTTTCGGACCATCTGGGATGTGCAGCGGGAAATCAACAAATTTTATGAAGACATGCAGAAAATGGAGGCTGAAGCCGTGGCCAAATCCGCCCATTTGTGGCAGGAGGCTATGGAACAGGAAAAGCTCTCCTACCAGGAGCGCCTGAACGCCGCGGAGCAGTTCCGCCAGGCCCGCCTTCAGACAATTGAAAAGGAAATTGAGGATTTACGCCGGCAATACCGGGGGCGCATCCCGGAGGCGGCCCTGGAAGCTTACCGCCGGGCCCAGACCGAGGCCATGGACAAGAAAATCTCCCAGGCGACTCAGCCCGCCGTGCTTGACTGGGAAGCCGCCTGGAAGAGGGCGGCGGAGAACGTCCAAGACGCCTTGGCGAACACCATTTACAATTTGGTCACCCAGACAAAGACTGCCGGGGACGTACTGAAAAATCTTCTTAATGGCATCCTTCAAATTATGAGCCAGATGGCGGCCCAGGCTGTAATGAACATGGTCAAGGGAGCTATGGCCGGAAAGAGTATGGGTGGCATGTTTGGCGGTAGTGGAGGGTCAATGGGCGGTTCCTTGTCTGGGCTTGGAAGCATGGGTTTTGATTTTTTGAATTGGATTGGCCTGGGAGAACTGGGTTGGGGCTTGGCCGGGTCTTCCGGGATTGGTGCCCTCTCTATTGCTGAAAACATGCTGGCCGTGGTGCCGTTCCAGCACGGCGGGATTGTTACCAAACCCACTCTGGCCATGATCGGTGAGGCCGGACCCGAAGCGGTGATCCCTCTGTCGAAGTCAGGAAGTAAGACAGATGCCGGTGTGACCCACCAATATAATATAACCATTAAGGCAATGGATGGGGCAGATGTACAGCGGGTGCTGGAAAAGCATGGCGACGTGCTTTTCCGGGTGGCTGAAAATAGAGCCAAGAATTACCGGCGGGTGCTGTGATGAATGTCTTCCCTTGGGAACTGAACGTCAACTATGACCTGATTGAGGGATACGAATGGATCGTGGCTCAGGTGCTAGGTGCGTCTGGAAAAGAGTGGCGGGGCACTCCCTGGTCATTGCCACGGCGACGTTACACCTTGAGTTACTCCTATCTCTCGCCGGATGACATGGAGAGCCTGGTTGGATTTTATCTGCAACAAAAGTCCCTGGCCTCTCCGTTTTTCTATGCGCCGATTCTGCGGCCGGGACAATCACACCAAATAGCCAATCAGTCTCTGGGAACGGGGGACGGCTCGGAAACGGATTTCCAGATCATCCGTTCCTGGGGTGGTTATTATGACGAGACCATACAATACTTGAATCCTTATCCGCCTTATTTTGGCTGGGGAGAAGGCGGTTGGGGTGAGGGGTTCTGGGGAGGCGGCGGCATCACCGGCTTTGCCGAGCCGCCATATGTCTATCTGGATGGCGTGCTGCAATACTCCGGGTATTCTATCGGCACCGATTCGGTCATTACGTTCGACGCGCCACCCGGAGTCGGGGTGGAAGTGACAGTGGATTTCAGCTTTTTTGTTCGGTGCCGGTTTGAGGAAGCCTTGGGTGGTCAACTGGTGTTTTATAATCTTTACAATTTCAAGGAAGTGTCACTGGTGGAAGTGAAATGATCAGTGTGGACGCTACAGTACAGACCCTCCTGGAGACCGCCGACGAGGTTCTGATGGCGGACCTCTACACTTTCACCCTGGTCAATGGCACGGTGCTGCGCTTTACCACCTCCGACAGAGACATAAGCTATGGCGACAACACCTTTTCCAGTTCCGGGCCGGTGATTAAACGGTCACATCTCAAGATCGCCCGGGGGCTGGAGGTGGATGATTTAAAATTGGAGATATCCCCTAAAGTTTACCCATATTCCTGCGACAGTTCAGGCGAGCAGGATAATATCGGTTCGCTGTCCTGGCCCCAGGCCATCAATGCCGGATTGCTGGCCGACGCCACGGTGCAACTTGACCTGGCCGTGTTCTCCTCCTGGGAGTCCGGGCCGGTGGGGATCGTGCCGCTGTTCATCGGCAACATCGGCAAGCTGGAGATGAAGTTCCAAAAGATTGAGGCGGAAGTTAAGTGCGTTTTACAAAAGCTCATTACGAAACTGCCCCGGCGCCTGGTGCAGCCGGGTTGCACCAATAAACTTTACGACAATGCCTGTGGTCTGGATCGTGTTGTCTGGCGGTTGTCCAGCGAGATTGAGGCTGGGAGCTCTTCTTCCTCTTTGATTATTAACTCCGGCATGGATGATAATTACTATACATTCGGGTATTTGGAGATTGTCACCGGCGCCAACGCTGGACAAAGCCGCCTGATCAAATCCCAGATTGGAAGCCTGGTGACAGTTCTGCCTCCATTGTTGTCTCTGCCGGCGGAAGGGGATGAAGTTTACTTATACCCCGGCTGCGATAAAAAGAAGGCGACTTGTGAGGATAAATTTGACAATCTCGCGAATTTCATTGGCTTCCCCTACGTGCCAGAGCCGGAGGTAATATTGTGATTGAATCTTGGCGGGAACTGGTGGTCAGGGAAGCAAAATCCTGGGTAGGCACGCCGTACCACCACCGGGGGCGGTCAAAGCGGGCGGGGGTGGATTGCTCCACGTTTGTTCTGGAAGTCTTTATCCAATGCGGGCTGGTAAGGCCGGATATTTCCCTGCCCCGTTATTCGCATCAATGGCACTTGAATCTTCGAGAGGAAAGATTGCTGGGGGTATTAAGGCGGTATGCGGATGAGGTTGGCGATCCTATGCCCGGCGATGTAGCGGCGTTTCGTTTCGCTCATGCCTTTGCTCACCCCGCTATAATAATGGACTGGCCGAGCATTATCCATGCTACGGTGCATGGGGTGGAGTGGGCTGATGGGAAAAGATTAACCTGGATTATCAGGCGTCAACCCAGACCGCCGGCCGAGACCAGGTTTTACCGTTATCGAGGAGGAGTGGTTTAATGCCTCCTCTGGCCGCGGCCGCTCCCTATTTGATGGCCATCGCCGCCATTATATCGATTGGTAGTTTTATTTACCGGCTGGCGATGGGAGGCGGGGGCAAATCGCAATCGGCCCATGCCATGGAGCAAGCAGCGGCTGCCATGCGACTTACTGGGACACAGTATGGAGTTCCAGTGCCGCTCGCCTATGGAAAGTCTCGGTTGGGCTCTACGATGATATGGTATGGGGACTTCGCCGCCATTCCCCATACGCACACTCAGGTAACTCAAGGTGGTGGGGGTGGTGGGGGTAGCCTGGGCGGGGGCGGCGGCACCTATACTCAGAGCTATACGGATTACACTTATGCCGCCTCGTTTTTACTGGCTTTGTGTCAGGGGCCGATTTCTGCGGTGACCACCGGTACGGTGTGGATCGACAAGGGAAAGGCCACGGGGTACACCCTGTATCAGGGCACCTATCCACAATCAGCCTGGCCTCACTTAGTCTCTAACTATCCGGATCAGGCCCTGGGATATAACGGTGTGGTCTTGGTGCCATTGCAGGGGTTCGATCTGGGCCCGACCCCCTCTATGCCCCTTATTAGTTTTGAAGTCGAAGCTCTAGCTTACGATGCGGCTTTAGAGCACGCTGCCGCCAGGGATGTCATAGAGGATATTCTAACCAACGTCAATCACGGCGTCGGCTTGGCAGCGTCATATCTGGACAGCACCAGTTTTGACGACTACGAGACTTATTGCGAGGGGTTAGGGGTCCATGTGGACCCGGTTTATACGGCCCAGGCTCCGGCTCGAGAGATTATCGATAAGCTCCTCTCCCTAACCAACAGTGATTGTGTGTGGTCAGGGAACAAGCTAAAGCTGCATCCCCTGGGGGATGAAACCCTGCTGGATGGCGAAACTGTTCTTTGGGAACCGGATTTGACCCCAAAATATGCGCTTACTGATGATGATTTTATTGTCAGCGACGCAGATGACCCTCCAGTTACGGTGATTCGCCGGGCCGAAAACGATATTGCCAACCGGTTTGCCCTGTCCTATCGCAACCGAAACAATGATTACAATGAGGAAACCATTGAAGTTGAGGATATCCTGAGCATCGATACTTACGGGCTGAAGCCGGGCGCCAATATCGACGCATCTGAAATCACCTTGCCCGAAATAGCAACTAAGGTGGCTCACCTAATTAAACAGCGACATTTGTACGTCCGAGCTCAGTATCAATTCACTCTTCCCTGGAAATACATGCTGCTGGAGCCAGTGGTGGATATGGTGACTCTGACTCACGCCCCATTAGGCCTCTCGGCTAAACTTGTGCGAATCCTGGAAAAGCAGGAGGAGGGGGATGGCCTCTGGTCGTTTGTTGCGGAAGAGGTTGTAACAGGTGCTGGACACTGCCCTGACTATCCGTATCCTGAATCTGAGCGACAAGATGTAGATACCAATGCTGACCCCGGGGATGTCACGGAGCCGGTATTTTTCATGCCGCCCGGTACTTTGACCTTGTATATGGCGGCGTCCGGCGGAGAGGACTGGGGAGGATGCGAGGTTTGGGCCTCTGAAACCGGCGAAACTTACCGAAAAATTGGTGTCCTGAAAGGGAAAAGCCGTTACGGGACGCTTTCTGCTGAGTTGGCCGCCCCGTCCGAGAACCCGGATGTCGCCAATACCCTGTCGGTTGACCTGACAGTGAGCGGTGGCGCCCTGGCGGATGCCACTGAAGATGACGCCAGTTCTTTGCAGACTCTGTGCTATGTGGATGGCGAATATCTTGCGTTCGCCTATGCCTCATTGACCGATCCCTACGAATATGATTTGACCTACCTGGTGCGGGGAGTGTACGGCTCGGAAATGACCAGTCACGGAATTGGCACAGATTTTGTTAGGGTGGATGAGGCGGTGTTTTCATACCCAGTAGAATCGAATATGGTGGGGAAGTCCTTCTATGTCAAGCTGTTGTCCTTTAATGTTTTTCAGGCGGCCCGGCAAAACCTGGACGATGTTGACCCGTATGAGGTTACCATAACCCCCACTGGGGTTAGTGTAGTGCGCCCGGTGGAGGGCCTGGTTATCACCAACACCACCGGCAGCCCGGAGGATCATCTTGACTTGACCTGCACCTCGGTGGATGTGCTCAATGCCGATGGCCTGGTGGAAACTTTGGCTGATGTGAGTGTGACCATTGACCTTACCACTACTGGCGCCAACGGCATGGATACCGGCTCCCTGGCTGCTGATACCCTGT